GTGCAGGATTTGGGGGAGATCCAAACCAAGGAAGAACTGGTAAGGATTTAAATATTCGAATTGATTTAGATAACATCGATAATGTTATTAAACAATATAAAAAAATTAAAAAATATCAAAAGTCATCTTTGTACGCTATTAAAACAATGGACGGAACAGAAGACATTGTGAGTTCATTGATTAAGGAAGCGGAGGAGAATCCACTGTAAAATGGGAAAGCATTACTTACTTAACTTGTATGGATGCTCGTTTGTCCTTTTGGACGACGAGCGTTGTCTTATAGACTTACTAGAAAACGCAGCAGCAGCAAGCGGAGCAACTGTAGTTCAGACTATCTCAAAAAAGTTTGAACCTCAAGGAGTCACCGTAATTTGTTTGTTATCTGAAAGTCATATCAGTATCCATACTTGGCCAGAGGAAGGTAAAGCAGCAGTGGACGTTTATACTTGTGGTGACTGTAATCCAAAGATTGGATGTGATATTATCATTGAGCAGTTATATGCTCAAAACCATACTTTGAGTTATATAGAACGGTAACATAAGTTACAAAAGAACTTGCCTAGATAACTTAACAGGTCTATAATGACCTTACGTTCATCTGGAATACCAGACGGAAGTAAGCCGACGCGGAACGGAATGCCTATGTTTTTCTATACTTATTATTCATACGAACCTTATGGTCGTGGATATATTGGTTCTAGGGGTTCTTCTGTAGAACCTTCTATGGATTTTTATATGGGGAGTTATACGGATGAAACATTCAGTCCAACTGAAAAAATTATCCTATCTACCCACGCGACTAGAGAGGAAGCACACTTAGCAGAAATAAAACTCCACGAGTTCTTCTCTGTTAGTGAAAACCCACACTTCGCCAATAAGGTAAAGTCAACAAAAGTTGGCCTATGTTCTTATGGTATGGTTCGTATTAATAATGGAATAGAGGAAAAACTAGTCCACAAACACCAAATACCTAATGGTTGGGTTAAAGGTAGACTAAAAGACTTATCTACTTACATTAATACCCCAGAAAAATATCTAAACGATAAAAGAAGGGGTGATGGATACAAAGTTTTCTTGGTAGACGTAGATAAAAATCCTTCTATCTTAGATATGTCTATAAGGGAACTTGGTGAAATTTATGGGACTAGTCATACTTCTATTCGTAGATGGAAAAAGAGTAGGTCGTTCATTCGCTATTCCCAAATAGCGAACGCAAACGCCGACTGAAGGAACGCTCTTTAACCTAAACACTTAAGGAGAACCCTAATGTCCAAAGTAGTATATCGCGGTGTTGAGTATGATACTCAAAAGCGTCTTGAGTATCAGCAACAAATGATGCAGCAACCCCAACAATACAACGAAACCTATCGTGGTGTTAAGTTTGTAAAGGAGGGACACAAATGAAAAAACTCAACGTACTTCAACTCATTAAAGAGCAAAAGCAAAAAGAAGAGAGGCGTCATAAAGCGTCTATTGCTACTCTGGTAGCAGCAAAATGATTCAGAGGAGTGCTTGACACTCCTCTTTTTTTTGTCTATAATAACTTTGTATAAACTGATAAAAATGGATCAAGAGAAACTTAAGTTAATTGTTAGAAACCTTGAGTCTCTGGTAGAATGCCTAAAATCAGAGATTTATTCTGAAGTGGATTCTTATAGAAAGGAACCACAGTACGAAGAAATTGCACCTTTTATTGAAGATTACGACGAAGTATTTTATGACGATGAAGATGGATATCCTAACTGAGTTCGAGTTTATGAAACCAGAAGTAAAACTAATCAGTGTTACTCCTGACGCAGAAAAGCACATGGCGTATTGTGCTCGCGTAAGTAACCCCGCAAATCAGGAGAATGAAAAGTTCTCTGGGCTACTCAAATATTGTATCCAGCACCAACACTGGAGTATCTTTGAGCAAGCATCGATGACCGTAGAGATCAATACGACTCGTGGTATCGCAGCACAAATTCTCCGCCACCGTTCATTCACATATCAAGAGTTTTCACAACGGTATGCTGATACCAATCTCTTGAATAAAACTATTCCTCTTCCTGAACTTCGTCGTCAGGATACTAAGAATCGTCAAAACTCCATTGATGATATTCCCGATTACCTGAAACTGACTCTAACAGAAGACATTCGTGTTCATTTTGAGAGTGCTCTACGCCTCTACAACCGTCTTCTGGATAAAGGTGTGGCAAAGGAGTGTGCAAGGTTTGTACTGCCTCTAGCGACTCCTACACGTCTCTATATGACCGGTTCTGTGCGTTCATGGATCCATTATATTGATCTTCGTTCTGCACATGGTACGCAGAAGGAACATATGGAAATTGCAGAACTGGTTCGTTGTATCTTCACTTGTCAGTTTCCTGCAGTGTCTGAGGCACTTGGTTGGACCCGTGAAGGTTGCTCTGAGTGTGTTGATGCACCTTCTATCACTATTGAATAAATATCCTTACATACAATGGAGGTGTAACATTGGCAACATATCCAGTGATTAATAAACAAACTGGTGAACAAAAAGAAGTTGTTCTCAGTGTTCATGATTGGGAGCAATGGAAAAAAGATAATCCAGATTGGGATAGAGATTGGTCAGACCCATCAACTTGTCCAGCATCAGGAGAAGTTGGTGAGATTTATGATCGCCTTGTAAAATCTCACCCAGGATGGAATGATGTTCTTCATAAAGCATCAAAAGCACCAGGATCAAAAGTAAAACCAATTTAATCATTTTATGGCAAGAAGAAGAAGGGCAGAAGATCAACCAATTGGCGTTGGAATGACTGCAAAGCAAATGAAACGCAAAAAACCAATTGGTCTTGATTTGATGAGAGAGATTGAACCTCTCACAGATAATCAAAAACTTTTATATAAGGCATACGAAAAGAATCAACATATTGTTGCTTATGGGTGTGCTGGAACAGGTAAAACTTTCATCACTCTTTATAATGCTCTTCAAGATGTGTTGGATGAAAGAAGCCCTTATGAAAAAATCTATATCGTAAGGTCTCTTGTTGCTACTCGTGAGATTGGTTTTCTTCCCGGAGACCACGAAGATAAGTCTTCTCTTTATCAAATTCCTTATAAGAATATGGTAAAGTATATGTTCCAGATGCCTGATGATGCATCGTTTGAAATGCTTTATGGTAACCTTAAAACTCAAGGAACGATTAGTTTTTGGAGTACTTCTTTCATTCGTGGAACTACTCTTGATAATGCGATCATCATTGTAGATGAATTTCAAAACTTGAATTTTCACGAACTTGATAGTATAATTACACGAGTTGGTGAAAATAGTAAGATTATGTTCTGTGGTGATGCCACTCAAAGTGATCTTATTAAGACTAATGAAAAGAATGGTATCGTAGACTTTATGAAAGTTCTTCGTGTTATGCCTTCGATTGATATTATTGAATTTGAAGTTGACGATATTGTTCGCTCTGGATTCGTGAAAGAATATATCCTTGCTAAAATGGAAGTCGGTGTATGAGTTTTGTTCATCATAATTACTTAGGTGACCTTGAGTTAGAAAAGAAAGAAACGAACGGCATCCGTTTGTACCATCTTCCTGATGGTCAATGGGTGCCTTCAATTACTTCTGTGACTTCTTTTTACAATCGTGATATTTTTATCAAGTGGAGAAAAAGAGTAGGACTGGAAGAAGCAAATCGTATCACTAAAAAGGCAACAGCAAGAGGAACTGACTTTCACCAAGTCTGTCAGGACTATCTTGAAAATAAAGAACTTAATTGGGATGATTATCAACCCCTAACAAAGTTTATGTTTCATCACGCGAAGCCTTATCTTGATAAGATAAATAATATTCACGCGATTGAGAGAACTCTCTATTCTGAATATCTTGGACTTGCTGGACGAGTTGATTGTATCGCAGAGTATGAAGGAGAGTTAGCAGTTATTGACTTTAAGACTTCAGAAAAGATTAAACCAGAAGAGTGGATTGAAAATTATTTTGTTCAAGAAACTTTTTATGCTGCTGCTTACTATGAACTCACCAATATTCCTCCTGTTAAATTGATTACCTTAATGGTAACTCCTGCTGGCGAAGTTAAAGTATTTGACAAAAGAAACAAAGCAGACTATATTAGACTATTAGTTCGTTATATTAAAGAATTTGTACATCACAATACTAGGTCAGATGGAGAATGAATTAGAAAAGGTACTCGAAAGCAAGTTCTTCTGCCCATCACGATTCGCACAAGAAATTGAAAATCTTGTGCAAGTTAATGTTGAAATGAACTATATTGATGCGATTATTTACTTTTGTGAGCAGAACAATATAGATCTAGAATCAGTTCCTAAGCTCATTTCAAAACCTTTGAAAGAGAAGATTAAGTATGAAGCAATGGAACTTAATTTTCTTAAAAAGACCTCTAGAGCAAAGTTGGTCTTTTAACTCATTTTTCAGTGAAAAATTTTCCGGCAAAAAATTCCACATATTACTTTTTTGAATGATGCCATTTGATTCCTATAAATGTTATCTGTCTCTGAAAAATCATTTCACAAAAGACAGTTATGATTACTTTAAGTATTGTGGAAAATCCAGAGCAACCATTCAGTCTTTTTACAAACGTAAAGACCGTATGTGGTTTGAAAAGATTTCCAGACAGAAAACAGACCAAGAAGTCATAGATTTTTTTGTTGCAAATTTTGTATCTTGTAATGATCCAGAGTCCCTCTGGATTGGAGAAATGATTAAAGAGGGTGAAGCAAGATATCAAAAGTGGCAGAAGAAAGTACAA